AAAGTTTTAGGTTGTGGGGGCGCACCTTTTGCTACAGGAGGTGTAATACCCGGAACTCGGGGCGCAAGAGGATTTGATGGAGCTAATGATTGTGGAATAGGGGCGGCATTCTGAGGTTGAGAACCAATTAATCTTGGATCTTCAAACTTAGGTGCTTTTGGATAATCAAAACTAGTGTTTTCTCCTGCGCCTTGGTCAAAGTTTTTTGTTGGATCGTTGGGATAATTCCAATCATTACCACCAGACCCTGTGTCAAATGATCCTACTGCCATTATGCGTTCCCCTTAGGTTTGGTCGTGGGAGTTTGATTAACATTAGACGTTGGCAAATAAGAACCAATGTTCTGATAGAACTGTTGAGCTGCATTATTTGCATCTGTACTTTGCTTGTAACCAGTATTAATTGCATTTGCAATTGCCGTATTAGCATTCTGATTAATTGTGTTGCCACCTTGAATAAGTGCTATACCTTGCGTAATATTTTCTTGTGCATATTGTTGTGCAAGTCTTTGTAACATTGCAGCATCTTGCGCTGCAGCCGTACCAGCATTTCCTTGACCAGCAGATGCCCTTGTTTGTGCTTGTTGAGCAGCTAAGGTTTCTAGGTTCTGTTGTTGAGCTGCGGTTATACCACCAGCAGTACCTTGACTTAATATGTCATTACCTTTTTGGGTAAGTTGTGCAGCCTGAGCTTGGGCAGGAGCTTGCAATTGCTCAAGTTTTTGTTGGTTGGCAGTTGCTTGCTCTTGAGCTGCTTTCTGAGCTTTGTTGGCTTGAGTTGCTTGGTAAATGTTATACCCAGCAGCTGCGTAAGGAGCAAAAGGATCAATAGCTTTTGTGAAAGCCGTTGCCGCCTCACCAGCTGGTTTTAAATAATCAGCAATGGATTTACTTGGAGGAGCAGCTGGAGTTTCTAAAGGAGCTTGCTGAGTTCCCGCAGCCAACCGCATATCTGTTGGATTTGTGTTTGATGGCGTTACAGGAGGGGGCGCAGTAGGTGCAGTTGTCTGAGCATTAAATTGACTAGTTGTATCTGCACTAGGTGTTGGTGCTACAGGTAACTGAGTATTTGCGTAAGCAGGAGCAGCAGAAATATCTGGGGCAGGTGCAGGTGTAAATGATGAGTCAATACTGCCGTAATCACCAGTATCATCAAATTCCATGATTCCTGTCTTGGGGTTGATCTTTCCACTACCACCATGCTTTTTGAGCAAAGCCATTTCTCTTGGGTTTATATGGGCAAGAATAGAATCTTTGCCACGACCAGCCTCTGCCAGACGTTTTGCCATCGAGGGCAAGTCCATGTCAACTTGTATTAATTTTGCTAGTGTTGCCATTTAAACCACCTGTCCTTCGTCTTTGAGTTTAGTAGTGCCCTCTGGTTCTCCCCAAGGGTATTTTCCTCCAATTTTGCCTTCTTTTGCGCCTAATCCTTGTGGATCAAGATTGGCAATATCTGCACCTGTGGCAGCATTTGGAGATTGTTGTGATCCTAGTGCAGCGTTTGAAACTGCGCTAGTTGATGCAGAAGTTGTTGGCGATTCGACAGCAGATGTAGAAGATGATGAGGGAGATGTAGACGAACCTCCCTTATTTTTACCAATTCCTGACATTCTAACTATATCTTGAGCAACCAAATCTGAAATTAATTTCTCAGTTCCGCTAATGCTTGGATCGTTATAAGGTATATCTGTAGTATCTTTTGGAGTAGAAGTCAAGCCTTCCCCACCACCAGATCCGGGTTTTAAAATATCGTAATTGACTGATCCATCAGATCCAAATACATCTGTGGATGGAGATGCTTTTAATCCGGGTTCAGTATTTGCAGTAGGCAAAGCATAATTTGCAGTATTGTCTTCACCCAATATAGGTTGATCTTGAAATTGTGATGCTGTTAATCCAAGACCCGGTAAATTTTGACCTGTTGTAATGTCGTAATTGACTTCCGGAGTTTTTGAGGCTAAAAATCCTTGTTGGAAAGTAGAACTCAAGCCACTTGTTGCCCCACCTCTTTCCATAGCATCCAATACATTTTGTCCTGCAATCTTTGCCTCTACACCAGAGGTTAAAGCACCGCTGACAGCATTGACAATAGGACTTAAAGTACCTTTTGGAGTGCCGGGAATTGAGGCAGTAAGAACTTTTGCTACATTACTATTAGGGTCACTACTAATCATTGCGTTTGCCGCTGCATTTGTTCCTGAGGAAACAATAGTTCCTATCGCAGCATTTTGTAAAGCCTTATCAACAGGAACTCCAGAGGCTACTTGTGTAGCTGCACTCAGAGTGCCACCTGCAATTGAGTTTGCAACTGACGCAGACACTCCTAATGTACTAGCTATAGATGGAGCTAATGCCTCTGCCGCACCGGGTATTGCTGCAAGTGCAGCAAGTTCTGCAAGTGCTTTTGGATTTGCTAATAATTTATTTAAAACTCCACCACCAGATTGAGTATCTAAAACTGCACCAGTTTTGTCATCAATCAAATATGAATTGCCATCACTACTTTTTTGCCAATGAGATATTTCTTTTGGCAACTGAGCAGCTTGCTGTTCTATATTGTCTCCTTCTAAAGGTCTGATTGGTGCAACCATTACTTAACTCCTTCTGGATTTTGAGAATTTTTTGGTGGGGGGGGAGCTATTTCCATTTTCATATTAAAGTCCCAATCCCAATTGTATTTGCTCATGAAGAAATAAATGTGTACTTATCCAGTCGTAAAAAGATGATTCATCGTTCCAATTTGTGTCCAAAAGGTTGATTGGATTGCTCAAATTCAGTAGGCTAGAGAGGCTTTGATGCTCACTTTGATGGGCTAAAAGCCAGTCTTCTAGGTCATTTACATTGGCATCTTGGATAGGAAAACGGGCATAAACCACGTTTTGTAAGGCATATTGGTCTGCAAATAGCCTATGTTGCACCCCATTCTCAAAAAAGAATGCCTGTAGGCTATCTACATCCCCAAATTTGACCATTGACAAAGCATCGTTGTTCATTTTAGAACTTAGCCCTCATTTCTGATTCAAACTCGAATCCAGCCACCGTGTAATTGGGACTTGTGCTGGTTACAGTCAATCCAATGTACTTACCCCACATTTGCGAGTCATTTCTGTATAAGTAGTAACCATTAATCAGGTTGCCCCAGTTCACAGTTACTAAACTATTGTTTCTCCAAGTCACTTGCAATGAACTATTGTTCAGCCAAACGATTGCGTTAAAGTTGGAAACTGTTGTTGATGGTGAGGTAGTTGATTCACTATCGGTTGTCACCACCAAATTACTTTGGATTGCACTACCAAGGATAGCCTCAATACCCCACTTCAGAGCTTGCTTATCACGAATGACGTTGCCAAAGCTATAAAGAGGCGTTTGTATTTTGGTTGGCAGGTTTGTGGATGAGCTTTGATAGAACTGCCACAAATCTAAACCAGTTGTTCCGTAAATTGTTTGTAGTCCACTCTTTTGTGCGGAAACAATAAATGATTGCGTACCTTGGTAGGTAAAAAACCATTTCTTATCAAAGAATACAAGTTGCAACCATTGTCCTGCGCCTTGAGTTCCTTGTGTTCCTGTGTAGTAATCATGAAAGCAAGCACACAAAATATTAAATATCAATACTTGTCCACAACTTACCTTGTGGTTTGTAAAATCAATATAAGGTATTAATCCGTCAAGTGGATCACTAAGTTTTGATGTTGTAGAACCAACCAAGGCATACACACCAGACCTATTCATGAACACAATAGACCTAAAGTAAGGCAATACAGCGTATGGCTGGTCTGTACCTACAGATGCACTAATGTTTGTGTTGGTGTAAAGCGTTGATCCTGTCGTGGTATTGATACGCACATCAGAGATAACGCTGATACTCTCACTACCAAACACATATAAAAAGTTATTGGCAGCAATCAATGCTGTGATGTTTCCAACCAATGTTTCGTCTTGGAAAACAATGTTACCAGCGGATGGGCTGAAAAAGTCATTGTATGTACCCGCAGCTGTGTAGTACAAAGTCCTGCCACTTGCTATCCACACTCTACCTGAAAATGATGCAATAGCAGTTGGGTTTGTAATGCTAAACACACTTGCGGTAATTGTGATACCTTTTCCTGTTGAGGAATTGATGGTTACAGTTGGCGCACTTGTATACCCTGTACCTGTTGTCAAACCTACACCATAGGCAGACACACCTGTAATGACGTTACCATTTGTTGCAAGTTGTATTGCAGCGGTTGTACCAGATGCAGGTGCGCTTACAGTTGCAGTTGGGCTACCTGTGTAACCTGCACCAGACAATGTGTAGGTAAGACCTGTTGGCGTACCCGCAGTTGTTGTAATTGCAGACCCACCAAGGGTTGCTGACAATGTGATGGATGTAATGTTTGCGCCAGATCCACTTGCAGCAATCACATAATATGATGTTGCCGTTCCTGTGTATCCAGTAATAGATCCTGTTCCACCAAGTGTTCCAGATATGGTCACCGCCATACCCACAACAATGGTGTTGAATGAGTTGATGGTAAACACTCCACCCGTTGCCAAAGCCGTTACAGTTAAGTTGTACGTCAAGGACGATGGTGAGGTTGTGCCATTTAAACCAATAGTAAAAGCAAGAGATCCTATGGCATAAATGTTTGTTCCATCCCAGTAAGAATATCCGTTTGCGTAATCTGCAATCAGTAAATACTGGTTACTCCAAACAGCAGATTGTGTTGGCCCTGTATATCCTGAGTTGGCAATGACAGTATTGGTGGGAGTTGTAGCATCTAAATTGGAATACTCAACCTTGCCTGTAGCATTTTCAAACGCAACAGCGTAATTGATGTTGTTGATGTTGCAGTAGGTTAGATATGTAACTGGCCCTGCCCAAGACACAGTTCCTACAGATGTTTGAGCATAAACAGATTTAAGGTTGCCGTGACCAACTGGCATGGTGTTCTCAATCCATGCAAATTCAGTTTCTTTGATAGAAGTTCTATTGGCTTTTGTATTTACGCCATCAAAGTCTTTAGCAACCTTGTATTCTTTTTTCTGCTCATTTGTTGCCATTATCTACATCCCCAGCGTTTTCTTGCAGCTTTGCCCCTTTCACCTGTCCAGCTTTTACTTCTAGCACAAAATGATTTATGTCTTGGCCCAGACTTTTGAGGTGCTTTTAAATTGCTACCTGTTGCTCGGTTGTACTTCTTTCTACCTTTTTCGGTAAGCCCTCCCCCTGACCTGACGGACTTTTTCTCGCCTCTGCCAACAGAAAGATTAGGCTTTTTTCTAGGCATGATTGTGGTATTCAACCTCAGTTAAGATGCCGGGTTTGTACTTGCCTTCTGGTTTAAAGATGGTAAGTTTTTGATTGCGTTTTTCAGGTGCAAAAGAAATGTGCATCCATCTTCCAAACTCATGAATCATTTGGTCAAACTCAATACCTGCATTTAAGACCAATTGGCAGAGTTCGTAAGGAGTATGAGAAGTAGAAGAACAATCAATAGCCCATCCATCCATGTGCGAGGATATTTTCGACCCTCCAACAGCAACATTAACGTCAGGCAAGCGCAGCCAAGAATTAACACGCAAAGATCCAGTAACAGCACGGACTTTCTCCAGTTGTTCAGCAGCCACCTTCATGTTGGCTAACTGTTGGTCATTAGGTTGATTGTCTATGTGCAGACGTATAGCCGTCTCGCTATATGTTGCCTCATCAAGTGTAAAGTGTTCAGACAGTTGTGTCATTTTTCTTTTCTCCAATATGAATACCAGTAATCAAACCCAAAAATCCACCGCAGATGGATTGGAATGCAGGGCCAACAATATCAAAAACAACCTTGTCATCAACAGTTGGATCAAGGACTGCTTGCACAAACATCCATATCATTGATGCAATAACTCCCATAAGAGAGAGGGTTGCAATCAGGGTTACAGAACCTTTTAGTGTCCATTCTTTCATTGTTTACTCCTTATTTGTTCGTAGGTGTCGATACAGGCGTTGAGACTGCGGATGGCTTTGTCCCCGTCTGCTGCGATGGAGACAAGAGTGTTAGCAGCCTCTGGGTCAAGTTCGGATCTACTTTCTGTATTTCCGGGGGAAGTGGTGGAATCTGAGCTGGTTTGAACGCTGCGGGTGGAGATCGAGAGGCGCAACTGACCAGAAGTAATGTCAGACTGTAACTTAGAAATTTGGTTTTGAGCATTGGCATTTGCTTTCCTTAGTTCATTGGCTTGGTTGTCAACAATAGCTTGCATTTCATGTTCTTTGTCTCTTTCCAAGGCATTTAGACGATCAACCTCTAATTGTTGCTCAATATAGGCTTGGTGGTGACCATAGAAAAAACTAGATATTGCCAAAGACAAGATACCTATTAGAACCCACGGATTAGTTAGACTGAACACTTTTTTGTACCTCTTTTTTGAGCTTTCTAAGATCTTTCGCCTCTGCCCTTATTGTCTCTCTAATCTCATAAATATCCAAATACATCAACACTTCGACAGGCAAAATCAGACAAAACACAATTGCCACTATGATTATTATTGCCAGAAATTTTCCATCATCGTTTTTTGCCATTTCAAAGCCAACATTATTCCCCAGAACCAAATAACAAAAATAAGAGCAACAACAACCATAGACAATCTGTAGAAGTCTTTTTCCTCTTTTTCCTCTCTAGCCCACCTCTCAAAATTGGCTTTTCTGATCTTCTCACGCCTAGCAAATGCTTGTTCTTCCGTGATCTTTTGGTGCATCTTCAGAAACCGAGAATATATGTCTTTCAGTTCTTTTGGGGCATATACCATCGTTTCCCTGATCTGTACCGATAGATCTTCAATCTGCATTTCAATCAAAGCCCTGTCAATAGCAGCTTTGCTTGTATTTTGTTCAGGATCGTATTCTGTTTTAGACTTTAGTTCTAATTCAGCGTAGTGATCCTTGATTTGTTTTTCGAGGTCAAAGAACTCACCGAGTTGTTTTGCGACTGATTGGATGAGTTCGAGTTCAAGTTCTTCGTAAGACTTTTTCCGCTTGGTTGTTTTTGTTGGCGTTTGCGCCACAGGCTTGGACGTGGTTGGTTTGGCTGGACTGGGGTTAAATAACCCAAGAAACCAGTTCCATAAACCTTTGAGTTCTTTAACGTCTTCGACCGCACCCTCAACGACTTTCTTAGCATTCTGAATCTGCATCCTGCCTTCATGCAGCATGTCACAACCTTGCTTGATAACGCTAAAGCAAGTCTGTGCTGCAAGAAGGAGAGAGAAGGGATCAATCTCATCCCCCTATCAATTTCTTGAAAAACTCGGCAGCTACACCCGGCCCTAACAATACGGCAGCCATAAGACCATAAAGGAGATACTCAATCTTGGTCATACGCTTTTCACCTATGTCCAAAGCCTCCTCTATACGCTTGTACCTTTCGGCACAGATAGCCTCATGAACTGCCATGCGAGTTTCTATATCGTCAGGCATCATGCTACCTTCACAATAATTGTTGTTACATTGTTAGTTACAGATATAACTTTTCCAACCGACTGCATATACTGCTGAAGTGTCATTGCAGATTCTGATACTGCCTCACCGCCAATAGAGCCATCTTGTTTGGCAACTGGAACGATATATTGTCCTGCCGTTGCACCTGTTACATTAACTGGAACTTGACCGCAGAAAGCAATACGATCTACTTTTTGACGTGCCGCTTCTAATGCAGTTTCAAACGTGTCTTTTTCTTCTTGCGTTGCGTCATCAGTAAGTTTAGACAGACCAAGTGCTTCTGGCGTTCCCCATACATCACCACCAACAAGTCCGGGGTTTGTTGACTTCACAACAAATGACACCGCATCAGAAAACACGTTTGTCAGCTTGCCTTCTGCGTTAATCCCAACCACGTCACCTTTGGCAATTGTAAAGTTGCCAGATTTAGTCATGTATTCAGCATAGTCAGCACCGCTTTGATTAACCGTACCTGCTGCGTTGATTGATCGAGAAGTTGTAGATGCTTTGGTGACGTAAAAAACTGCATTACTTGAACTTTCACCGCCTAGAACAGCTACTGAGGGCACAGGTGTGTAAATCAAATCAGCAGCTCCAACCTGCTGAACCACAAAACTTCTACCTCCAGAGCCTCCTAAAACAAATAATCTTGGTGAACCGCTATTAGTACCCAATAGCAAGTTACCACTATTATCTAGTGTCATTGCTTGGGTAAATGATATAGTGTTACCCGCAGTTCCGGAGGCTGCGTTGTACCAAATATGTGCGCCACCTGACATGGAATATTCCGCAGCAGCCGCTGTCGTTGAATAAATTCTATTTGTTCCATTGAAATAATAATTGCTTCCTAGAAACATATTTGTAGTGCTATACCCCCATAACGCACCTTGTGTAAATTGCACCGCTTTAACACTATTGCTTGTACTCCAAGCACTAGGAGTAGTTCCTACACCAATATTCTGACTAGCATCTACAAGAAGTGCCTGTACACCATTAGTAGCCAAGGCAACTTGATTTGTGGCAGGATAATAAACACCAGTACCAGTTCCTCCTGTACTACCTGTAACCGCAGGTGTACCTACTGTTCCATCTGATCCATTCAGAACGAGTGCCATATCAGACTCCTACTTCTTTCTGTGCTGCTACTGCTGACTCATATGCAGCTATTACCGCCTCTGTCCACACAGCTGTAGCAATAGCAGGTACAGGTGCAGGATCACTATGAGCATTAGCATCACCGGGATGACGTACCCATCTTGTGAAGTTACGGGCAATCTCAACACCGTCTTTGGTGATGATCTCTGCTTGACGTACTTGTATAGTTCCGTCTTCTAATACTTCTGTTTTGTCAATTGTTGTTCGTGATGCAAGTGTCATTGTTATTCCTTAGAATGTAGTTGGATAAGTTACATTAATATACATAGTTCCTGTAGTTGAAAAACTTGCTCCTGCTAATGGAGAACCACCTGATGAACTATAAAAAATAATATCTGGTGTATTTTCTATTCTAAGTGCGTATGCAGTAGGAACAGCTCCACTCCAATCTGAAACAGCACCACCCCCACTTGTTAAGACTGTAGCAAAAGGCAACCCTAAAATCCTAACAGTACTTGCACCCGCTTTTGAAGTCCAAGTAACATAACCATAGAGATTTACCATTCTTCCAGTTTTAGTGTAATAAGCAGAGTTTGTTGTTTTACCTGCCCATTGACCGCCAATATCATCATACAAATAGGGTGTCCAAGTCCCTGTCTCATAGTCATTAAGGGTACTATTAGTAAGTGCAGAGGAATTACTGAATACTATGCCACCACCATTTTGTAGCATCTGTAAGTTATTACCAGTAGTAAACCCTGCTACGTTACTAGTACCATTATTAATAATGACACTACCAGCACCACTACCTGTAATTAGATCTGCGTTAAGTTGACCATATGCCATGTTATGCTCCTACCTGTTTAGGTGGATTAGGGTTAACAACTATCTGACCATTCTCTAAAATGTATGCACCACTAGTTAGTTGGTCATACTCAGCATCATTAAGAATTACTGCACCTTCTTGCAAGGGATGATGATCTTCTCTTATTTCAGTTACACCATCTGTGCGTGCTATTGCGTATTTCATCTAACTCTCCTTGCTCTAATAGTTCCACCAAATCCAGCTGTTGATGTAGCAAATACAAGGTAGCCTACTAAATATACTGTTGTAGTAGTAGATAAACTTAGTCTTTGCGTTGGTATTGTGTTTGATAATGCAAACAATAAAGTTGATTGCAAAATAGCAGTTGTATATTGTTGAGTTGCATAATAGGTACTATTCCATGTTGCACTTGTTGTGTTAATACTTCCTGCCAACGCAGTAAATGTTGTTGTTCCAGAGCCGTTTGCTTGTATTAAACCAGAAACATCCCAATCACCAGCAGTCAAGGAAATGCTAGTTACATTTGTGTATGTTCCTGTTGTTGCTCCTGTTGTTGCAAGACTAACTGTACTAGAAACATATTCACCAACAGAACCCGCATTAGCATTATCTGCAAGCGTAGTTCCCACAATACCATTCGTTGTACTAGGAGTTATTGCATTTGCAAAAGTAATTTGTTGATTGTTATTAATTGTTAATGCAGTAGTCGCTGTACCTCCCGCATTTGTTGTCTGAATAATCAATGTGCCATCATTACCCGCAGTAAACTTCATACTGGGGACGGTACTAGAAATACCACTATCAAAAAGTAATATATTTGAACTCATATGATCACCCACCTTTGTCCGCTAGTAATCGTCACAGACTGACCACTCGCAATTGTTATTGGGCCAACAGAGAATCCGTTTTGACCACTTGGTATTGTTGTACTATATGAAATACTTGTCGTATTCGTATTGATAGCTCCACCACCAAGACCTGCAGCAGTACCACTACCTATCAAAACAAACTGAGTACCATCGTACACAAGAATAACAATCTTACCCGCAGTCAAGTTATTCGCAACCAGCGTACTTCCATCATTGTTCAAAATGTTCTTGGCAGTCAAGCCATAAACAGTCAGAGTAGATGCGCCTGTGTTTGTGTTGGCAATCTTGACATACAAAGTCAGACCTGCCGTATATGTTGCAGTAACCCCAGTTGGGAAAGTTACAACATAAGAGTTGGCTGCACCTGTATCAACCAAATAATTAGAGTAATTATTGGCGTTGTTAAGGTATGCAGTTAACTGGGTAAAGTTGGTATCTAGCGTAGACAACGCAAGAGGGCTGATCTGCGTTGCAAACGTGATGGTTGGGGAGATTGCTGAAGTTCCGGGCATATCTTATCCGTATAGGTAAGGTGTTACTATTCTACGAGTGAACACAGAAGACAAGACCGCTTTGACCTGACTTGTGTATTCTTGCTTGAAAATTTCAGACTCACCATAAGACTGCTCCTTGTGCTTGGCTTTGTAGCAAGCATAAAAAGCAACAGGCGATGTGTAAGGGATTGGAATCGTTTCTGTCGGTGCAGCAGTTGTGAGCGCAGTTGGTAATATTACCGTGTCAAGCTCGATGCTATATGTTTGATCCGGGACAGGGCCAAAGTATATGCTTGTCTGACCATACATCGTATAAGCAATAGGTCTACCAATGTAATTCTGAAAATAACGTAATCGAGCATTAAAGTCTGTAAAAGGTAAGTATTGCAGAGCAATACGTGTATTACCCCAGATTAAGTTTAAGTTAATAACATCTAATGTATTAACGCCATTTGGTAAGGCAGATGTTAGTAAAACTTCTTGGTTGGCAGCGATAGAAGATGTTTGATATGTGCGTAAGACTCCTGTGTCTCGCACTAACCTGCTTCTGCCTTCGTTAATGTAATCTGTTAATTCTGAATCTGAATAAAAGTTCCCATTAGCATCGTGAAGCAATCTCCGGCACTCCGTAATATAGTCTGACAGGGCCATGAAATCCTCATAATGTTATGCGGCTTTTTGAAGATTGCCAGACCTGCGCTGTTTAGGCACAGGAACTGGCTCTACATCAACCACGGGGGATAGAACGTGGAGATTCGGACGTGTTGACGTAAAAGTAAATGAATTAAGGCGTTCAAGTGCCTTATCGTATCCATCACTTTGCGTCAGCCATCCAAGACGTTGCAGATATGGCATCTTGTTATCAACACCATACCCAAATACATGGTTACAAACAATATTTGGGACTTCGACAGGTATTCCTTTGGCAAAGACGTATCTTATGCCGTCATATCCGTCTTCTAAGTCATGATCGCTATTGTTTGTTACCCACATATCAATTCTGAATAATATCGCCCCAGACATATACATCACATGTAGCCGTTGCACCTTGTGCAATTGCCACGTTGAGATATATGCCTCCGGCTGTTGCGTTGGTCAATACTGTGTTACCTACGGCAGTCACAATAGTTAAGTTAAGGATAGCAGCAGTTGTTGCCAAACCTGACGAAAGTAATGTACCAGCGGTCACGATGGCTGTACCACCTGCCGATGCTGCTGTAAAGATACCGAGATTGACTGTAGATGGGCTTGCAACTGACGAATTGGTCACCGCAATCTTGGTAATCCTGTATTTAGAAGGATTACCTAAGAGAGAGATGAATGTATCGCCAGTAGCATTCAAATTAACACCAATAGCAGAGCCAAGTTGGAAACTTCCAAAGCGATTGGGTAATAGATTTGCTACACGATTTGCATCCATGTCAATTCCTTATATTGTTTGCAAGTATGCTGTATCTGTTGCGCCACCAAATGTTGTTGTAAGCGTAAAGTTGGATGTACCCAAAGCCACACCTAATGACAACAAACCTACGTTAGCAGATGCAACTTGATGTAAACCACCATCAATCAATGTACCTGTAAACGCTGTAGTGCTTGTGTTGGTTGCATAACCATAAGCAATACGTGGTGTAAAAGTACCTGTAGAGATAGCAGGGTTTGTGAGTGTTGCAGAACCAGCAGTTAAATTTGATGTTGCAATCAAAGGAGCAACAGCAGCGTTGGTATAACCAACACCAGAT